CTGTAGTTTTTTGTATCATGCGGAAGGAAGCCATCTCCTTCAAGCTTGATGTTGTTTTTTGTTATTGTCATATTTTTCTCCTGCCGTTAGGCAATTTAGTTTTTGTGTAAGGCACCTTGCCTTTGCACTTGACCCCCTCTAAGCCCTTGAGGGGGTTTCGTCTATTCAAGACTCTTCAGAAGTGCTGTTTTGGACCTCATTCCATCCTTTCTCAATGTCAGCCATAAAGTCCGCAAGTTTATTCTGAGCATTAAAAGAGTATCGAGATAGGTTAGCCAACTTTAGACTCAAATCATCGACACCACCTAAGTTAGTGACATCAAGTCTGTGTAATGAGTCCAATGACTTCTCAATCAATTCTGCTAAACCGAGTATTGTTTGGATGTCATAAAAGACCACCTCTTTTAACTCGTCTCGTTCCTCTGAAGTTAATCGATAAGATGCTATAGAACTCATGATGCACCTCCCTGCGAAAGCATTATGATTAATGTAATTGGGACGGGAAAAGCCATCGCAATGATTAAGATAAAGTCTTTTGTTTTTTGTGTCATATTTTCTCCTTTTTAAAAAATGTTAATTAAGTTTATGTATCTAATGGTATCACACGATTACATCAGATTCAAATATATTTTTATAGTTAGTCCTCCTCCTTCAGTATATCTTTTGCGTGTTGTGACCAATAAATAATGAATGTTTCTAAGGTTTCAATATCTTTTGCCAACATGGATTCATCTTCATAATTAATTTTGCAATTAATTGCCTCTCTTATATTTTCAAAGGAATGATTTATTTTTTCTAAATCATCTTGTAAAAAATTAACTAATCTATTCATTACACTTCCTCCTTTTCTTTTTTTGATACTTCATATCCGTGAATCTGGATAACTTTTATCATATCTTCCACTGCTACTAATCTATTAGTCAGAGATGGAAAATCACCATAGACACCCAAAACAATTCTTTTGAATAAAACCGTTAATTGGTCTATCTCTTTATTATTTAAAATTTCATTTGTCATATTTTTCTCCTGCATTTCTGCAATTATGTTTGGGAATTATTTCCCGCACTAGACTCCCCCGTAGGGGAGTTTCGACTCATAAAGTCTCCTCAGTAGTGCTTTAGCAAGGGTCAGAACCTGCAAGAACAATAGGGTCCTCGCCAGAGTCATAAGATTCTTTTGCTTTTAAATTTTCAATATCAAAAGCTTTAAAAAAATCATCTGACAATTCAACAACCGTTTCTTTATCCTTGTCTGATAATTTTTTCAATTCTCCTTGATAGCCTTGGAACTCTGGAACATATTCCCTTGAGACCCAATCGAAAAATTCTCTTGAATATTCAGAAGCAAAATCTTTGTCTCTAAAAAATCCTAAAGTATTAACATCTGTTGGGTTGAAGTATGTAAATAACTCCTTTTGGTCTGTATGTTCTGCGTATGAATACTCGCAAATCATTTGCATGATTGTGAATTCCTCCATGCTAAATTTTCTTTGTTTTGTGTTTGTCATATTTTTCTCCTGCCCGAAGGCAATTATGTTTGGGAATTATTTCCCGCACTAGACCTGCTTTTTCGGGGGGAAAGAAAAAACAGGTTTCGACTCATAAAGTCTCTTCAGTAGTGCTTTAAGCTGCAACCTCCTTTTTCATCTCTTTTTGAAAGCTGTATAGATAATCAACTGCCTTGGTAGCTTTGGAAAAAGCTTGGACCATAACTTTTGAATCTTCCTTTATGGATTTAATCCAACCGTTTAGGTACTGTGCATGATTGGCTCTGATAGTGGTCTCAATGCCTAGCAATTGACAGAGGATGGCGGAACCAATCTCCGCAACCAACTCTTCTTTTGCATAGTCCTCAGAACCAAAGTCATTTTGAATATCACGGTCCAATCTATCTTCCGCACCCGTCCAATGAATCAGTTCGTGTAATAAGGTCCCGTAGTAGGAAACATCATCATCGAATTTATCCATGATTGGGATGCTGATAATATCCGAACTAGGGGTGTAGTAAGCACCATCTGAGGCACCCATCATGTTGTGCTCATTGTGTATGATGTTTGCTTTGGTATTGGCTATAAACTTGCGGATATTCTCAAGCTTTTCCTTGGAAAGTTCTTTGGTATGCTTTGAGTTGCCGCACCATTCAGAAATGGTATCTGAGTCAATCCCTTCAATTTGAACTGCATTGAAAACATTGAACTCTTTCCAAGCAAAGTAAGTTGGAATTTTACCCCCTGCTTTGACCGCAGCTTTTTCTCTGTCAGATAACCAACTGATTTTTTTATCAAGCATTGAGGCAAAGACCACCTTGGAAGCTTTGGAGCCTTTTTTGATTCTGTAGCCCAACTCATTCCATTGTTTGAAAGTACCCCAAACAGGTGAGTCATCTACATAGTCCCCGCACTCTTCAATTACATTGCCGTCAGGGTCAGTAATCTGATAGCTTTCAGAGTCAAATTCAGGCTTTGTGAGAGACAAAAAGAAGTTATTCATACCCCTGTATTGTTTTTTTGATTTGATGTTCCAAGGAGCCAAAGTTTGGACCCATTGCCTAGACCATCCTGTGCCCTCTTTTTCCATAAGAGCAACCAATTTTTCTTGGATTTGCTCGATTTGTTTTTTTCTAGTTTTTTTCATATTTTCTCCGTATGAAAGTTTTTTTGTTTGGGACCCTGTGTCCCGCACTTGACACCCCCGAAGGGGTGTTTCGTCCCGTTAGGACTCGTCAGAAGTGCTTTCTAAAAGCTTTTCTAAAGCCATGTTGAATTTCATTGATTTATCAAGTTTTTCACCTGTATCTTTTTCAATATTTCTCATGTCCCATAAAAGAGTAGCTTTGACATTATCATCGAGTTTATTTAAAACTTCGTGATACTGCCTATTGTTTTCAAAAGTGGTTTCTGACTGCGGATATAGGTCCAACAATCCATGAGTCAATCGTGCTAAATCATAGCCGCTGTCAATGTACCCTCTTTTAATTAAATGCTCCTCTAAGTCTCTAAGCTCAGAAGCTCTTTCAAGGTCTACTTCGCTATTGCTTCTCCAATAGTAGTCATTGACCTCATTAGCGACTTTTTCAAGTATTCCGTAAATCGCATTCATGTCTTTTAAGTTTGTTATCATCATATTTATCTCCGTTTTATGTTTGGGAATTATTTCCCGCACTTGACTCTCCCGAAGGAGAGTTTCGACCCATAAGGTCTCGTCAGAAGTGCTTAGTTTTTCTATATTACTCTCTGATTTATAACTATTTGCTCCGCAAAGTCCTTGCTGATATCTTCGTTTCTTTTAATCTCTAATTCAAAGAAATTTGTAATTAACAAGCTTTTAATTTTTACAGCTTGTTCCTGAGTGATTTCATAATTAGTACCCCAGATAGCTTCATCAAATGCAAACTTCAACATTTCTATCGTGGTCATATCTTTTAGATTAGATAATCCAGAATGTTTGCTTATTGAGTCAAGGTCTTTGTTGTAAATAGTTCCTTGTTCTTTTTGTTTTTTCATATTTTTCTCCGTTTTTTGTTTGGTTTGTAATAACATGATGCGAACCTTATCAATTAAAAATAGAGGCTGTCAAGCATAAGATGAAAAATAATTGTTTTTTTTATATGTTTTTTTAGATTATGTTTTCATAAAAAGAATGTTTCTTATAACTTTTATTACATTTATTTCAGAGTGATACATAAAGTTGAAGCGGCTTTGAATGTGTTGTATCTTTCCCAGATACCCGATAACAATGGAATCAAAAGAAATAGAAATGCGACTAAATAACCTTGAGAAAAAAATGGAAGAGGTTCACAAGCTTACGCAAATTCTCCCACGACTAGAGGAAAGAATCATAAACCAAAAAGATGATGTTGGGGACCATGAAAGAAGATTAAGAAAGTTGGAAGAGCAACAACAAAAGAATACAGTATATGTTGGTTGGGTCGAAAGAGTTGCTTGGGCTGTTATTGCTGCGGGTGTTGCAACTTTAGCTTTATTATTTCCATCCTAAGAAAAATATCTATGAAGGTTCTACTCGAAAGATTCGCATATAATCCCGAAGCCACCCTTGGCAAACTCACAATTGAGGATGAGGAATTTTATACAGCGGAACGCCCTTTTCGGGGAAATAAAAAAAATGTCAGCTGCATCCCATCTGGTTCATATACTTGCTCAAGATATACATCCAAAAAATTCGGAGAAACATTTATAGTCGATGATGTACCCAATAGAACTTATATCCTTTTTCATGTTGGTAATTTTCCAGAGACAGATAGTCAAGGCTGCATCCTAATCGGGGAAAAAATAATGGAGGGGAGACCCGCAATAGCGATGAGCAAAAAGGCAATGCAAAGATTCAGAAATACCTTAAAGACGGAGGATAATTTTGAGTTCATTATCACCGACAAATTTCCTTACGATTGGTCCTAACCTAGAATCTAAATCCTGCCATAAATGCGGGAAAGAAAAAGCCTTAGACCGCTTTGAAAAAAACAAAGGTTACACAAGCAATGTATGTCGTAGCTGCCGCGATTCGGGGAAAAGAAAAAAGATGTCGGAAAGCCCATATTCTTATATATCAAACCTATACAACCAACTCTCAAATAAGCGAAAGAAAACTCATGGATTCACAATAAGCAAAGAGGATTTATATACAGTCTATGATAGGCAAAAAGGACTATGTAAATACAGCGGATTACCCATGACATTTATCAAGGATGGCACAGGCAAACATCTCACAAATATCAGTATTGACCGCATAGATAATAAGGTCGGATATCACCCCGAAAACATCGCTTTGGTTTGCCTATCTTGTAATATGATGAAGTACAATTTGGACCTGTCAGATTTGGTGGATTGGTGTAAACTTATAGCAGAAAATAACAGGTAAATAATTATGATTAAAACTAAATCCGTGAAGCAAAGAAAAGAGGAATTTGTGCAGCATTTTATGGTGACAAAGAACGCTACAGAAGCAGCAAAAAGAGTTGGATATTCTCCGAGGTCAGCATATTCGCAGGGTCACAGATTGATGAAAGATGATGAAGTCCAAGAAATGTTGGCAAAAGAAACTCAACAATCCAAAGAAAGAAACCTAAATGACCATGATGCAATCATTAAGCAGCTTAAAGATGAAGCCCTTGGTAAAGTGAATGGACACACCTCTGGCTCTAGGGTTAAGGCTCTGGAGATTCTTATGAAATTCTATGGAATGCTTGAGGAAAGCCAATCAATTGAGGTATCAATGAAAGAAAATTGGTTTGAAAGCTTAGATTTTATAAAGGAAGAGAATCACCTTTCATAGGTGAGCATCCTCATAGGTGAGTGGGCACTACCGATGCAGACCAGCAACCACAGGGGTCGGGGGCAGGGGCTCCGCCACCACACACACATATATATACACCCCCCACATACACATAAGGGGGGCTAGTTATTTTGCAAACTGACACAGAAAAAAATAAAATAAAAAAAATTATAAATACCTTTAAGACGAATCTCAGTCTTTATTCGGAACATTGCTTAAAAATTATAGATAAACAAGGTAAATCCAAGCCCCTTGTTTTTAATGAAGCACAAAAATTATTGGATGAGCAGATTGAAATGCAATATTCTCATCATAAACGGGTCCGAATGCTCATCTTAAAAGCACGACAAACAGGTATTTCTACATATTGTCAGGCACGGGGTTTTTGGAAAACGGCAACCAATGAAAACCTTAATGCGGTAGTAGTATCGCACTTGAACGAATCAACTAAAGCTATCTTTAGTATGGTGCGTAATTACTACGATAATTTGCCACACCCTTTGGTGACCCCTGAACTCAAAGAATCGACTTCTAACTCCATGGCTTTTACACACGGGTCCCGTTGGAGGATTGCGACAGCCAGAACAGGCGAAGTTGGGAGGGGGTGGACCACAAACTATTTACACGGGTCTGAGGTTGCTTTCTACCCGAATGCCGACATTATCCCGAGTTTGCTCCAGACGGTCCCCGAAATGGAGTCTGAGATATTATTAGAATCGACTGCGAATGGAGCAGGAGGCTGGTTCTATGATGCGTGTATGAGAGCTCTACGGGGTGAAGGCGAGTGGGATATATGTTTTATCCCTTGGTTTATGATGCCCGAATACCAGCGTAAGACCGATAAATACTTTGAGCTTGAACGAGAAGAAGAAGATGTGAAGGCTATGTACGAGCTCACAGATGAGCAAATACTCTATCGCAGACTCAAAATACAAGAACTTGGCTCGGAAGAATTATTCAGACAGGAATACCCGTCTACCCCGCAGGAAGCGTTTTTAACTACAGGTAGATTATTCGTAGAACCGAAATACATAGACCAAGCAGCGTTAGAGTGCTATTCCCCGACTTCCCGCCTCGATGTGCGAGAGAACGATTTCATAGAACACAAAAATGGGCTCCTAAAAATTTTCGAGAATCCAAGGGATTCTCTCAGGTATTGTATTGGAGTAGATGTTGCGGAGGGGCTCGAGCACGGAGACTACAGCTGCATTCAAGTTTTAGACCACTTCGGCAATCAGGTCGCCACATGGTCAGGTCATGTAGACCCGTTTGACCTCGCCCACATAGTTTTAAAAATAGCAGTCTTTTACAACAAAGCTTGGACTTTGATAGAAAGAAACAATCACGGACTAACTACCATAAGAAAAATGCAGGAACTTAATTATCCAAACTTGTTTGTCGAGCAAACCGTAGATGATGCGTATGTAGACAAGCTAACTAGACGAGCAGGTTTTTTAACAACAACAAAAACAAAGCCATTAATTATTGATAACTTAGTACATTTGTTGCGACAAGGTGAATCTGGAATTGTGGATATGGAACTTATAAATGAACTGAGAACTTATGTTGTAGATGCCAGAGGAATAACTAATGCACAATCTGGATGTTTTGATGATAGAATAATGGCTTACAGCATCGCTTTGTTTGGTTTAAACAGTATGCCAAGAAAGCACAGGCGGACTTTCAAAAAAGAAAGAAAGGAATATTTTTATTAAATGGACAACGAAGAATTAAATCCTGAAGGCATATCAATTGTCGAATCCGAAGAACAAGAAAATTTAATTACTCTTGGCGGAATGCTTCGAGCTAAGTTCGAAGAATATCGAGATGCTCGTAATGATGTTGAAAGTGATTGGATAGAAGATTTAAGAAGCTTCATGGGACAATATGACCCAGATGTTTTAGCCAAGATAGAACAAAAAGGTGATAGGTCACAAGTCTATGTTGGTTTGACTCGTACTAAAGTTTTAGCAGCTTACTCTCGAATTACAGACTTATTATTTCAAGCAGGACAAAAGTTCTTTTCTATAGAAGAAACTCCTGTGGCAAAAACCCCTGTGTTGGAAATGCAACTTGCCGAAAGAGCCGCCCAAGAAATCATGGTGGTATCGCAACAGGTGAGCACAGAAGAGCTTGAACCTTTGATTGAAAGACGTATTCAAGAACTTAAAGAAGAAGTTAAAGAAGAGACTGAGAGAAGAGTTGAAGCTATGTCTGAACAAATAGCAGACCAAGCTATAGAAAATAATCTTGAAGGCAAGATGAAAGATGCCATTATGGAACAGGTTATTTTTGGTACAGGAGCTATGAAGGCAGGTACTTTAAAAATAAATAAAGACCATAAATGGATAAAAGGCGAAAACGGCTTTGCTGTTTTAATGGAAGAAGAGCCTATGCCTGAAATGGAAGCAGTATCAGTTTTTGATTTATATCCAGACCCCTACGCAACTTCAGTAGAAGATATGCGTAATATTTTTAGAAGGCATATTATTTCCAGACAAGAACTTGCAGATTTAAAAGACTTTCCTAATTTTAATGTTGAAGCAATTAATGAGTGTTTGTTTTATTACAAAGATGGAAATCACTATGAGGAACAGCACGAAAAAGACCGAAGAAGCATTGCTAATATGAAATCCTATGCGGACAAAACTTTTAAGTTTGAAGTTTTAGAATTTTGGGGTTCTTTGAATGGACACGACTTAGAAGATTTAGGTATTGATTTTGACCCAGCTGATGATTTGTCTCAGGAATATCAATGCAATATTTGGCTCCTTGAAGATAAAATTATTAAAGCTCAATTGAATCCACTAGCAGGTGGACAAATACCTTACTTCATATTTCCTTATGAAAAAAATCCTCACTCGTTCTGGGGCACAGGAGTGCCTCGTATGATGCGAGATTCACAAAACACTATGAATGCTGCCACAAGAATTTTATTAGACAATGTGGCTCTTTCTTCTGGTCCTATGGTGGAGGTAAACAATGACTTACTTGCTTCTGGTGAGGACCCTACAGAAATGTACCCTTGGCGAGTCTTTTTAAGAGAAGGGGGGGATGGGAACCAGCCTATGGTTAGATTCTATCAACCACAGTCAAACACTCCATCTTTACAATCTTTAATAGAATTATTTAGAAGGTTTGCTGATGAAACTACAGCTTTACCTTCTTATACGCATGGACAAACACAAAGTTCTTTAAATAGAACAGCTACAGGTATTTCTATCCTGATGTCTAATGCAAATATAGTTTTGAAATCAGTGATTAAAAATATTGATGATTTCTTAACCAAGCCATTGATAAGGTCAATTTATGATTGGAACATGACTTGGAATGATGACGAAAGCATAAAATCAGATATGCGAATAATTGCCAGAGGGTCTACTGCTTTAATTCAAAAAGAAGTACAGTCACAAAGATTGTTGCAATTCTTATCTCTTATCAATAATCCAATGGATGCTCAAATGGTTAAGAGAGAGAATCTCCTAGTTGATATAGCTAAATCTTTAGATATAGACCCAGATGAAGTTATTAAATCACAACAGGAGTTAATGAATGAACAAGCACTACAACAAGCTCTCGCCCAAAGCCTCCAAAGCGGTGAGGGAAATCAGGTCCAGAATGCCGAAGGAATGGTCGGACCTAATGCACGAAATGGAACTAATCCGCCAAACGGAGAGGGACCAATTGGAAATAACGGACAACTACCGCTTTAGCCAAGGTCGTTGCGACATCTTAAAGTTTATAGTATCTTTAGATGAGATTGCCGATAAGGTAATCGACTCGTTAGGTACCCGAAAGGACACATCTAATATATATAAATAATTTAATCGACACCCCAAATAGGACCGAGAAAAATGACAAGAGTAAAAACTAAAGGCGAGGTAATCGCTGAAAAGCTTGAAAAAGAAGCTGAAGAGATGATACAGCAGGTGCAAGAATCTCAGACGGAATCCGATTCAGAAGCAAAGGGACTCGCTATCCCAGAAGCAGAAGAATTACAGGACACTCCAGAAGAAGTTGTTGAAGAAGCTGAAAGCACACCCGAGGAATCTGCGGAGACTGTGGAGACATCAATTCAGGAAGAAGAGATTCAGGAAGATGACACTAAGTCTGAT